CTTTTTAATCATTTCTTTTAGCTTCCTGTAAAGCTCTGGGGAATGCTGAAAATAAGCAGGCAAAAGGTATGGTTGTTTAATTAAAGTTCCTTTTCCGTTGATGTAGTATTTACGTGCTATTTCTTGCGCCCATTGAGGTAATGATGGAACATAGCCCGCTGCACTTGTTCCAGTTCCAAATTCAATATAGATAGGCAAAGCTCCTGCGGCACTCGAAACAAAAACAATTCCTATAAATCCATTATTTTCATATCTGGCCCCGATAAGTTGATTTATTCCCGTTTGATTTTTATAGTCTTTGCCTTTTGAAGTAGCTAAAGTTTCTCCAGCTGATGGCGCATTAGTTATAGCTTGCCTTTCTATGGCTAAAGTTACATCTTCGACAATATCTTTTATATCTTGCTCCATTTCCTTATCAAGTTCGCCCAAACGCTTAATAAGTTTATCGGCCCCGCTAAAAGATACTTTCATGCCTATCATGTTGTTTCGTTATTTCCTTGCATTATATCGCCGCTATTCATAGCCGCCCCATCGAAAACAATACTCCTTTTATAAACAACATCAGGGTTATAGTTTTGAATAACGAACCATTGACCGCGCCACTTAACAAGCATATCGTTATAAATTTCTCTATCATCCCTTGCTCTAACCTCAAATCTAACAATCATTCGTAAATTATCCTGGTTAGCCTCTAAAGTTCGTGATGATTTTAATATTTCAGTATTTGCGTATGTACCCCAATAAATCGTGTTTATATCAGTTCCGCCGCCAAATTCATTGTTATTATTGACTTGCTTATAAATTTCAATAAGCTGATTAAATTTACCCGTAGTTCTCATTATGAAATGATTAGATTTTTAGAGTAGATTTCTGCTTTGCTTAATGCTAGTGTAGATAGTCCTTGTTCGTCTGCTTCGCCTTGATTTTTATAGTCATAATCAATCTGAATTAATAAGGCGTGTTTTAATGCTTTAGGCAGCGGCATGTTTTCGTTTCCATACCCAGCTAAATATTTAACATTGTAAGTGCCGCAAGCAATAAAATTACTATTCCAAATCTCAGGCAAAGCACCGCTAATCGGATAAAAGAAACTTGAGCCATTTAAAGGTGCTAAATAAATTGATTTGAATTGTAAACCAAATTCTTTGTAATCCGTTATTTCTTCTGGGTTATCGACATTTACAGGCAATAAAGAAGTAATCATTACATGAGGGCCATAAGGCAGCTCTATAGATTCTCCGCTAAACTGAACTTCCCATGTTTTAGGCGCAAAAGAAAGATTTAAATGCTTTTCTAGCTTTTCCCTTGAAGATGCAGCTATAAGCATTAAATTATCATCTTCCGAAGCGTAATCAGCATCAATTCTTAGCCAGCTTTTAATTTCTTGGATAGTTACTGGCTCATCCTCTACATCAACTAAAATAACTGGCTCTAATCTCATTTCTTTAAATGCTTTGTATATGATTGAGGGTTTTCTTGACCAAATCTATACAGATGAAAAATATACAATCCTTTTGCAACTCCAATTTTACCGCCTGAACGGATAACATCGTTGCTAAACTGTCTATCAAATATAATACTATTTTCTCTAAACTTATGTTTGGCCCATATTGATTTGTGAAATATCATTAGCATTCCTGCTACTACAGAAGATTCTTTTACATCTGTTTTGTTATTAATCCAAGTATTGTAAGATAATTTTATCTGATCGGCTATATCTAGATCGTTCATCTTGCCGTTTATTAGCTGCTCAGGAACGCTAAGTCTATTAGTCATGCATCCAATTACATCAAAATCAGGATTCATGCCGATAATGCATTCTATTTGCTTTCCCCACTCAGGAGTTAAAAACATAGTGTCGCCGTCACGCAAGACCACAAAACAATCATCTGGCAATTCAGATATAGCTTCGTTGTAAGCCTTGCCAATATTTTTATCTAAGGCAAACGGCGTGATATATCTTATTTTCATTTATGGGCAAATAAAGCTGTTTGATTGTTTAAATCATATTTTTTAAATTCAGTAGTAATAGTAGGTCCAGTTTTAAATCTACCTAAGAAGTGGCTATAAATAACCCAATTAAATAAAGGCATATCTGTTTTATTTAGCTCCATGTCTGGTAATATATCGTACATATCACATAATCTGTTTAAAAACTCAATCACGACTTCATAACTACCACCAACAACGCCAGCATTAAGCAATGGAGTTCTAATATTTGATTTTATAAAGTTCTGAATAAAGTTCGATTTGTGATTGTTCTGCATCCATGCGCAGCCTATAAACTCACGCTCCCATCCGCAATATAAAATACCTTGCTCAATAATTTGGAAAGGATTTTTAAGCACCTTAACATCCGTAGCATCAACCATCCAAACGTTATCGCAAGGGTTTTCTAATAAGAAAATACGATATGAAAACCAACGTCTAAAATAAGGATTAAGGTCTTTATAGCCGGGGTCACAATCAAAACTTAAATTAGAATTATCTATTTCAAGGTTATTTCTTTCTCCAAACTGTATGCTATCGGTAATAACAACTATTTTTGTTGATTGTTCATTCGCAGACTTAACCAAAGGCAACAAATCATCTTCTTTAAACTGCCACTTTTCACCCCTTTGCGGGTCAATCACTCCGGTAAAGTATGATGTTAGTATTATTCCTGTTTTCTTTTTATATGGGATGTATTTAGCCGATTTTATTTCAGACCGATATTTTATTTCGTTTTTACGGGCTAATTTAGCTCTAATTGCCGCATCTACACTTCTGGTCGTTGTCTGATCCCAATCGTAAGAATAAAAATAATCTAATGAATTTTCGATATCCATAAAAGGATAAGGAGTAAGCCCAGCATTGTGTATTCTCATGCTATGTTGAACGTGTTCGTAACTCCATTTGCCAAAATCTGGATCCATACCTCCCACCGTATCAAAACACTTTTTAGTATAGAAAAGCATTAATCCGCAAGGCTCATGGTAATATACAATTCCATCTTTTTTATTAATTACCCTTCTGCCGTTTGGCCTGCCATTACTAAATTTATCAAACGATAAACACAAATGATTTAAGCCAGTTTCGATATACTTTAGATGCCAATTTTTTTTCGTGGGATAAATATCGTCGTCTAGGGCAAAGTGATAGTCATATCCTTCGGCTAATTCGAAACATTTATTTTTTGCTACCGCTATGCCTTGCGCTGTTTCAAATCTAAATGTCGCTTCTTTAACAGGTATATCACTACCATCATCTACAACAAATAAAGTTGAGTTCTTGGGCATTAGTTTTTTAACATTATCGTAAGTTGTTTTGAAAACATCATACCTGTTATGGGTTGTTATTGATATGGCTATTCTTATCATTTAATGTTGCCGGATTTAATCTGCTTTACAGCTGCCTTAATTGCTTCGATATTTGTTGGTTTATCCTCTTTCTCTTTTGCCTTTTTGTTATCCAAAGGACGCTTGTCTAATTTGTTTTGATAGGTTTCTTTTTTCATAATTCTACATATTCCAATCCGATTGTAATATCGAATTTATCTTGTTTAAAATTAGGCGATTTATAAGCCATAAAAGGCACTTCATCCAAAGCTAAGGTAATATAATCATTATCGCCTTTGAACGACTTAATCCTATCCCTAAAGAACGAGAATACATCTTCTTGTCTATCGAATACAAAACCTTTCGATGCAAGTATGCTCATAATCTTTTCAGTAACCTGAGCGTTAAAATGCTCGACCAATTTAGCTTGAGCCTCTTTTATAAAGTTAGGAGCCTTTGCTTTTTCGGTTTTAGGCTTGCCTGTTAATATAATTCTTTTTTTCATAAATCAGTTGGTTTAAGGTGTTCGATTAATTCTGATGTAATTAAATCACCATCCCTAAGGATTAAATAAAGTCCTAAAGTTGCAACGCAAATAATTATTTCCAAAGGAGCAATTATCAAAATAAGCAATCCTATTATTAAATTTTTCATTCTATTTATTTTTTCTATATCCGTAATTTTTGTGATTTATGAAATATTCTGGTTTTAAAGGCTTCCAGATGTCTCCCTTTATAGTGTTGCAAAATTCATGAGATATTTGTAGGTTATCAATGTCGTCAGTTCCGCCATTATTCTTGGCTAAAATATGATCAATGCTTACGTGTTTTAGTTTTACAGGTGTTTTGCATAACTGACATATCCCCATATCCCTAAGAAATAAAAAGTATAGCCTTTGAGTTATTTTGTTTTTTCTTCTTTCTCTAATTTTAATGTTTTTAGGATTAACTATAGGTATTATTTTCGGTTTTTCTTCCCCAAACCAAGAATTTTCTTCTTTGGATAATTCGAGTATTTTTCCATCTATCATAAATTAATTTGTTTAAGCTTGTAGCTCATTTTAAAATTTTTCTTGAACAGATAAGGCTTATGTAAATAATAATTGCCGCACTCAATAGTCCATTCGTTAGCATTTTTATTATTTACAAATTTATAATCCACGCCTTTGGTAAATCTCAAAATACCATTCAAACAATAAAAATCTTTAATGCATTTAATCATTATCTGGCTTATTAAAATGTATGTCGTTTTTGTGACTTACTTTGTTATTTGAAATCATAAACCCAACTATTATAAAGGCTGAAAAACAAGCTAAAAAGCCTATCAATGCAAAAAAGTAAATTACGTAAATCATATTTATTTATCTTTAAAAAGTTGAACGATTGTTATTGGTGTTTTTGATTTACCGAAATAAAAGGAGCTGTTTAAATAAACAGAATTACTAGAGGTTCCATTTGAACGCTTCCAATAAGGATTGCTTACAGAAACAATTTTGTTGTTTTTTATTATGGTTTTAGTTACCCTTACGCATTTCCACTCTATTGTTCTTTCTACCCATAGAGAATCGACAGGATAGTATTTTAGATTATTGTTCTTGTCTATAACAGAGAACGCCCTTACATCATAAGGATGCTGCTTAATTGTCTCGAACTGAGAACTATCTTTTGAATTAGGTACTGGTTTGAATATTTCTAAGGAATCCTTATCAAAATGATTTACATATCCAGACCCATCGGAACCCATAGATGCTTGATATGGATATAACTTCTTATAATTTTTTATTTGAGAATATGCCGATAATGATAAAAGGCATAATAAAATTGTTGCTATTTTCTTCATACACCAAAAATAACAAAGCCTATCCGAATTAACGAATAGGCTTTGTAACAATGTTATTACTTTAACTACTATGTAGTACCTCCTGCTAATAAAACTTTCGCATCTTCAAAAGTTCCTTTAACAAAAGCTGGTTTTTCGTGGTTTTTAACACGACCCATTCCGTACATTTCCGCACGAATTGTTAACTGGTTGCGAATGAACTGGTCGTTAATATAACCAATATCAATTTTTAAACCATCAACAATGTTAAATAAGTAACGGCTAAAATCTCCAACGATAAACTCATCATCCTCGATAAAATTTGATGTGATGATAGGAACACCTTTAACACGAGTGTTATCGCTTGAAGTAAACGGAGGCAACAAATAAGTACCGTTATCATTTACTGCGATATCCATTTCAGTTGCAGCATCTTCGCTAATCAAAATGTAGGTTGGATTAAAGCCGCCTAACTCTGGATCAGCAATTGCACCACCTTTACGAACTTGACCGATTGCAGCGCGTAACACATCAACGTTGTTAGCGTCAGTTTTACGAACCGTACCAGGGTTAAATTGAGTTGCATAAGATTTAATACCGAAAGGCTCTCCAGTACCATCGCCGTTAATTACTGCTTGATCTAATTTGTTGTAAAGCTTACGGCTTAATTCTGAGCGAATTTCTTGCTCCAACATAGGCCAGTTTAACAACGCTTGACGAGTAATTGCAGTCCAAACCGCGATCATTTCTGCAGTAACCTTTTGCTCTGCATAACTCCAGTTCATGCCTGGTTTTAAAGCAGATTCAGCAGTCCACGCAGGCGCACCTTCAACCTCAACCATTTCAACCCATGACAAAGGATTTGAGCCTGCGCCACCATTCATTACTGAAATAATGTCGAAAACAAATCTTTGAGGCAATGGAGTTTTGTCGATTCCAGATTCGCGGAAACCGAAGATTACACGATCTCCAAAGTTAGCAACCGAAATCGGATCGCCTGCCGCTTTAACACTAAAGTTAACAACACCAGATGAATTTTTGTGAACAGTTTTGAACTCGTCCGCTTTAGCCTCGTATTGCTCTTTTAATTGAGCTAAAATAGATTTAACCTGAGCATCAACAATTCCAGCATTTTTAACTTTAACGCCTAATTCGTTAATTTCTTTTTGCAATTCTGCTTTTTCAGTTTCAAACGACTTTTTAAGCTCGTCTAAATCCGTTGCGTTTGCTTTAGCTTCGATTGATTTTAGCATTTCTTTTGCATCATCAAGAGCTTTTTGGGCCAATTCTTTTGCGTTGGCAACACCTTCTTTTAACGCTTTCGAAGCTTCGTCGATTGCGTCTTTTATTTCTTTAACTTCCATTTTCTAATTAAATGAGTTTTTTAAATGAGTTAATAAATCAGTAATCGGCTCATCATCTTGGGTGCTGAATTGCGGCGCAACTGTGAGTGATTTTAATATTGTTTCAACCTTAACCAAACGTTCGTCTGAATAAGGTAAATTGTACATTTTTGTTAAATGGTCAATTAACTTGGCTACTGAATTAGCGTCCTTTAATCCAACAACAGTAGCTAAAGGATTAGCTCCCCATGAAGTTAGAAATGAATATTCGCGCAAAGCATATTCTTTTATTGCTTTACGGTTTTTTTCATCCCTACGCATTACGCGATAACCGATTGATAAATCTGCGTCCTGATTATTAGATGTGATAAGTTTAACATCGTTAAACATATCCTTGCCTAAATCAGTATCCATATTAAATTGGGTACCTGTCAATAGCCCATATTGGTCTTGTGCATCAATTTCTTTTGGAACGCCAACCATTAATGTAACATCATGGTTTTTGTAAACACGAAGCTTTTTAAAGCTTTCCGATACTGTCTTAACAAAAGAGCCTGGCAAAGAAATATCTCCGTCCGAATCCTCATTATTATAAGCATTCGCATAAGCTTTGACATAGCCCGTTTTATCGTCTAAGTCCTTAACTTCTGATTGAAAGTCTTTTGTTAATTCCATAATTAATGGTAAATGTAATAAATATTTTACAAACTCAAATATAATTAATTATTTCTATCTCTATACCTATTCGCGGCCCTTTCACTCATGTACTGAATAACACAACGGCAATTACACCTTTGAGCAGCTGATAAAGAAACGGCACCAGGTCTTGGGGCTAACTCTCCGCCGAAATCGAAATCCTCATCAATCGGAATCAATGTATCGTTTAATTCTAAGTGATCTATTCGTTCTTTACCATCATTGCGACCAATATAAAGTTTATAACCTCTTATACCTTGTTCATTGAAATAGCTTTTTGCTCCTTCTTCTTTACCCAAATTAGCTGCAGTTGTTGATTCCGTCCTGGCTATTAAAGTAGCTCTTTGTCTTGATATTTCATTTTGAACACGCTTACGGATATAAGCCGCAAGCTGGTTATTGTTCATTGTTTGCTCATAACCATAAGCTAAAGCGTTTTGAATTTCTCTAATTGTAGTCTGCGTTAACTCGTTAGTTATTCGATAAGCATATTCTGCAGCATAGTTGTTTATTATTTTGGCCCAAGCATCCGATAGGATATCAATTATTCCTTTTCCTTCTAAATTTCTTTGATTATAATATTCTCTCTTAGCCGCCAATATTCCAACTGTACGATAAGATAAAAGCATTGGCTTTACGTAAACATCGGATTGAATTAAAGCTTCAATAGGCGGCAATCCTGGATTAATTTCAAGCCAGCTAATTACAGGCTGTATTTGCTTGCGCATTGTGTTTAAAAACAATGGCCTAATCCTCCGCTCGTAATTCCGATGCTGTTTGTCGTATTCGTTCATTTACTTCTAATTCAATGGCGTCGAATTGAGCCATAAGCTTCATTTTTTTAAACGGGCATGAGGGATAAGGAATATTACTTTCTAATATGTCCTTAATTGTAATCGTTGTATTGTTTTCCTTGTTCGGCATCTGCGCTAAAATCTTGTTCTGTTAACATATCGGACGGAGTTAAGCTAGACGGGATTAAGTATTTATCTAAAATCGGATCATTACCCTGATCCATATTAAATATTTTACGCTTCTCATTTCCTGAGATATACCATGCATCGCCGTAAACCTCTTTCATTAGCTTAAGGTCAGGAGCCAATTCGCTAAACTCAGTTAAATCATGGCTAACATCTAAATTTTCATTCTTGTACCAATTTTTACTAAAACGCTTAAACATCATATCAAACATTCTAAGTTCGGTAACGATTACGTTTGTTACTAAAGCCTTATAAGCTGCCGATACGTTGTTTTCAGTTCCTCCAGATTTATCACCTAATAAAACAGAATTAACACCCCATAGCCCAGCAATCGCTTGAACATCTTCTTTGTTAGCTTCAATTGCATTCATGTCAACTAAAGTATCGCCATACTTTTGAACAGTTACATGACCGTTTGTAACCTGTATGCTGCCTGCGTTTTCTGCACCAGCCCAATCTTGTCTAACTGTGCTTTTTATTGAATTAACCTGCTCAACTGATAGCTTATAGTAAGCTTTACCTCCATCAACAACCATATCAGAACCTATAATAGTGCCAGTTCCTCCGTTTTTAAAGACAGAACCCTGAGCTATCTCATTTGCATTATTCTTAGCAATTGTTAGTCCTCCTGCCAACTGAGGCGACATTCCTCCTAAAATCGGGTCTAATGGCGACCATTTGGTCATATGCATTATTTCTGATGGATCAATTCTTATTTGTGTTCCATCCCATGTTGTAAAAGTATAATAAGTTATCGGATCGCGCCAATCGCCGCCTTCACGATAAGGAACAACCCTATCGGCTTGCAAAGAGTGTAAAAATACTGGCTTTCCTTCATTACGTCCAAAGTCGGATAATTCAGCCCAAATATAGCCATCGCCTGTTAATTCGTA